ATTGAGATATTTAACATATTAAATGATAATCCGGACATTGAAATACGCCCGACTGAGTTTAATTCTCCCATCATGGCAGCATATGAATACTTGTTTGCACTGCCAGAAGATGCAACTGGTAAGTATGCAATGGCAGCATCTACAAAAGGTGATGATTATGTTCGTGCAAAAGACTTTGTGCCAAATGTAGACAAATATGCAACCATTGGAGATAAAAAAGGACGATTAATTCCTCGTGGTATAGATGCAGTTGAACTCGCACTAAATGTGGATCCGATACTATATCCAAACCAGCAACCAGTTTCTGCAACAACGCTCCGGCAATCATTAGAAACCGATGATTATGAAACATTTCGTATGTCATATCCACAATACTCAGACGCCAAAGTGAAAAATGCTTGGCAAATTCTAAAAAACATGTCCGAGTCTCTGTTTACTTCAGAATGGTGGCAATCTGAATTGCAAGAAGATGTAGATGCTGTTATTGAATCCATGATGTTCCCAGCAGAGAAGAAAAGGCATTCTGCAAAAATTAAAAAATTAAGATCATTCTTAGATAATAACGATGGCAAATCATTTGTATATGATTTTGACACATATGATAAAACGGTATTCGGTGCAAAACTACAAGAAAGTGTAATAACAGAAAATTACATTACCAGGCAAGAATTAGAATCTATAGAACAATCAGTTGATGAATTTTTTGCTGAATATGGCATTGATGTGAAGTTTCAAGGAAAGTTTACACATTTCATTGACCGGCTAAATGATCCTAGAAACGAAGCGCCTATATACACAGATGAATTGCGAGATTTCTTTGAAGATTTATCCAATGAATATGGAGACCGTATTGCTACTCAGTTGCAACGAGACCAACCAACCGCAATTGGCTCCGATTATCAATTTGATATTCCGATACATATGCCATTCATGTTGCAGTGGAATTCTAAAAAAAACACAATCGAGTTAATTCCTCGCACTATTAAAAAACAACGTAAAAGATGGATTTCGAATGATCCAAAAGACGTAGTATATACTATTGAATCCGTTATAACAGAAGGAGGCGCGGCAGGTCATATGGCACACCCATGGGACGATCACGGATTGACATTTAATGATGTGCGAGAAATCGTATCTAGAGCATTAGAAGGCCGGTTAGATATTGAATCTGCAGTTACTGAAAAAACAGATGGCCAGAACATTCAAGTAACATGGAAAAACGGACAACCTGGATTCGCTCGTAATAAAGGCACCATTGTTAATCCTATGACTACAGATCAGTTCATTGCTGAATTTGAGCAAAAGTATCAGAAAGCGGTAGAGACATCAGGACCAGAAGCTGCTGAAGGTTATAAATTAGTAGTAGATGCATTTCGCACTTGTGCAGAAGATTTAACCGAAGCATTAAACAAAGTACCAGCAGACCGATTATCGCAGATATTTAAGAATGGACGTGTTTTTGCTAATATGGAAATTATATATCCAGCAACAAGAAATGTTATTGCATATGAAAAAGCGCATTTACAATTTCATAACTTGATTGAGTATGATGAAAAAGGTAATGTAGTAGAAACAGATTTAACCGGCGGAGCTTTAATGCAGTCAGTGATTGAAGATGCTAATGCACATATGCAAAAAACATTTTCTTTTATACCGCCACAACAAATAAAATTGGGACGTGTATATGATTTTGAAGATCAGCAAGATGCATTTTTCAATGAAATTGATCAGTTGGAACAAAAGTTCAATCTTAAAGATACTGATTTACTAAGTGACTATCATAAAGCCTGGTGGCAAGATGTGATACAAACACAGGCTCAGAAGATGAATTATCAAATTCCAGATTCTGTGTTAACTGCTTTGATATATCGATGGGCAATGGATGATAAATCAACAAGTATTACTGCAGTAAAAAAACAAATTGATAATCCAGAATTTGCACAATGGGTTTCGGAATTTGATAAATCTGATTTTAAACGATATCAAAAACAAAATCTAGAACCATTCGAATCAATCTTTTTAAGATTAGGAGTTCTGGTTTTACAAAATGCAACAAACTTCTTGGCTGCAAATCCATCAAAGGCAGTTCAGCAAATCAAAACAGAACTTTCTGAGTTAATTCGCGAACTTCAAACAAAAAATGATGCTAACACAATAACCAAGTTAGAACACGAATTGCGCCGAATTCAAAAACTAGGCGGATTTGATGCGATAGTACCAGTAGAAGGTCTTGTGTTTACATATCGTGGCAATACATATAAACTTACAGGAGCCTTTGCCCCCGTTAATCAGATTTTAGGAGTGTTAAAATATTCTCGCTGATATTTATTATAAAATAGGAAAAACAGTAATGGCTGATAAACACAAAAGCAAATACAAATCGCCAAAAGATTTAGAAAAATCTCAAAAATCAAAACCACGTAAAGATCTTAAAGATTACACAATGGATGATAAAGATGGAGGAATGAATCCAAAATCTACTGGAGATAAACAACTAAACGTTCTTCGTAAAACTGATAAGGAAGTGGTTGATACTGGCGACATGTACGTTAAGTATAATGATGATGATCGACTTTATAAAGATATCGAAGAAGGTGACTGGGATCCAAAAACTGCAGCAAAACGTCTTAAAAAGCGTCAAGATACCGAAGAAAAAGAAACGGAAGATGTGTTAAAAGATAAAATTGAAAATTTAACCCGCGAACAAAAAGAACGCATTGTTAGAGAGTATATACGTAAAAAGATATCTCGTATTTTATCTGAACAAACAACACCTGAAGAAGAACCAGTTGAAGACCCAGCAGCAGACCCAGCAGCAGAACCAACTGTGGAACCAGCATTAGATGTTACTGCACCTGCACCAGCACCTGACGTTCCCATGGCTCCGGATGTTGCACCAGCCCCGGCAACACCAGAAGCACCTGCTCCAGAAGCACCTGCTCCGGAAGCACCTGCAGCAGAAACACCAGCGGCAGAGACTCAACCTACGCCAGAAGAATTAGAAAATAGAGCGATTACTAATATTGCAACCGAACTAGAAAAGGAAGGGGCAATTGGTAAAATTAAAGCAATATCTAAAATTCTGAAAATGTCAATGAAAGAAACCGAACCAGAAGATCAAGCTACTGTGTATCGAATGCTACGACAATTTGCGATTAAAAAGTTAAGCACACTAAAATAAAAGTTATATGTCTAAAAAGTTACAAAATGTTAAAGCTGTCGAACAGCTATTAAATGGTACCCACAAGTTTCAAACCAAAAAAACTGTAGGATTTAGTGACGTAGATGCGACAGCAAAGCGCAATGAACGTCATGACGTCGGTGATGTGTGGGAAGAAACAGATACCATTACAGGTATCACATATATCATTGAACAACGAGATGGGTTTCGTATCAAAAAAACAAAGAGTTCTGAAGTTCTTCAAAATGTACGTGAAGAGTTAAGATCATTTCCAAATTGTCGCAAAGAAACATGCACGTGTATGGGTTTGCATCAATTAGATCAAAAAATGAGAAAAATACATGGAATGTGTTTTGATTGCGTTGTAGAGATGGAACATGATCTTAAAAAAACCGGCAAGTATGAAGAATATGAGCAAAATAAAATTCGAGAAAATGCACTAGCATGGTTAGCATCTGCAGAACGAGATGTCGCACTATTAAAAGAAGCATACACACAAGCATCAACATTTGTTACTAATTCAGAAGGAGAACAAGAACATTGGTCTGCCAGAATGACTGCTGAAGAATTTGAACAAACAATTGAAGCACAATTTGAAAAATTTAAAGAAAACTTTTTAACAAACTTAAATGGAGATGAAAATGATTAAAAAATATTGGATGTTATTTGTAGCAGCAGTTACTGCAATTATTGCTACGATTTTTGTGAAAAAACAACAAGATAAAAAGCGTGACAAAATTGATGCTGACATTAAGAAAAATGATGCTGATATAAACAATTTGCAAGGGCATATTGAAGAAGTGCAAGATCAGCGAGCAAATGCTCTTGAAGATGTGAAGCAACATGAGGATCGTGTTGAAGATTTAAAACAGCAGTTGCAAGAAGTAAAGCCAGAAGTTCGAGAAGTAGCAGATGCTAAGCAAAACATTTTAAATAAAACAAAGCGAGGTCGCAAACCAAAGAAACGCACAACATGAAAAAATTACTAGTAATACTATTTTTTCCATTAACATTGTTTTCACAGGAATTGCCTGATACATGTTTTACAGCAGAACAAATTCAAGACATTTCATTCACATTGGATTCATTGTATGAAATTGATGAAATTAACAAACAAATCATCGAAGAACAAAATTATGTGATTACGGAATTGAAAAATGTTATACGATTAGATTCGGCTGAAATTAATTATAGACAACGACAATCAATCTTGTTACAGAAAAATATTGATTTGTATATACAACGAGAAAAATACATTAAACCAAAATGGTATGATCACAAAGCAATTTGGTTTGGTGCTGGAATATTGACATCAATTGTAACAACAAAGATTGCTATAGAACTAGTTAAATAATATGTCTCAACCAAACATAAAGCAAATAATACAGCAACAGTACATGTTATGTGCTAAAGATCCTGTATTTTTTATGCGTAACTATTGTTATATCCAACATCCTAAACGAGGTAAAATTAAATTTAATTTGTTTCCGTTTCAGGAAAATTCATTAACTGAATTACGAGATAATCGTTACAATGTTATTCTTAAGTCTCGACAGTTAGGTATCTCAACTTTATCTGCCGGGTTTGCTTTATGGAGCATGTTGTTTGCAGAAGATTTCAATGTGTTGGTTATTGCAACCACTCAAGAAGTAGCAAAAAACTTGGTAACTAAAGTGCGAGTGATGCACGACAACCTACCAAGCTGGTTAAAGGGTACGGTTGAAGCTGATAACAAATTATCATTGAAGTTTAAGAACGGATCGCAGATTAAAGCAGTATCATCTGCAACTACCGGTGCACGTTCAGAAGCATTATCATTGTTAATAGTAGATGAGGCCGCGTTTATCAGAAACATTGAAGAGATATGGATAGCATCACAAGCAACACTATCAACGGGTGGGGGTGCAATAGTATTGTCTACTCCTAACGGAGTTGGTAACTGGTTTCATCAAACATGGGCAGATGCTGAAGCAAACATTAATGGATTCCACACAATTAAATTGCATTGGACAGTGCATCCAGAACGAGATCAACAATGGCGTAATGAACAAACACAATTATTAGGTGAACGAGGTGCAGCACAGGAATGTGACTGTGACTTTGTCAGTTCCGGTCATACAGTTGTGGATGGTCCATTATTATTAGAATATGAAAATCTTACAGAAGACCCGGTAGAACGTAGAGGTTTTGATGGAAATTATTGGGTATGGGAATATCCAGACTATGCACGAGATTATTTAGTAGTAGCTGACGTCGCTCGAGGTGATGGTGCCGACTTTTCAACATTTGAAATATTCGATGTGCAAGATGTACGACAAGTTGCGGAGTATAAAGGTAAGATTGCACCAAATGAATTTGGAAACATGCTCGTGACCGTTGCAACAGAATGGAACAATGCATTGCTAGCAATTGAAAATGCAAACATTGGTTGGGCAGCAATTCAACCGGCATTGGACCGCGGATATCAAAACTTGCATTATACATACAAAGATGATGGTTATACAGATGCATCAGTTCAACTACGTAAAGGTTATGATATGAAAGATAAGAGCCAAATGGTTCCTGGCGTATCAACTACTTCTAGAACACGACCATTAATGATATCAGCATTAGAAATGTATATGCGTGAAAAAACACCGATTATTCGCAGTAAGAGGCTGATACAAGAACTATTAGTATTCGTTTGGCTAAATGGTAAAGCACAAGCACAGAATGGCTATAACGATGACTTAGTAATGTCATTTGCAATTACACTATGGTTACGGGATACTGCATTAAAACTTCGACAACAAGGAATAGACTTAAATAAACGAGCGTTATCCCAATTTCAAAAATCTAGTCCTGTAATTTACACTAACCAACGATCCAAACAAGATACCGGTTGGTCTTGGGATAATGGTTTTGGTGATGAAGACCTCACATGGTTGATCCGTTAAAAAATTACATGGTTCTGTAATTAGTTATATTTATATTAAAAAGAAAATATGGCGTCATTAAGAAAACGTTTACAGAATCTATTCAGCACCAATGTAATTGTTCGAGCATACGGTAAAGATCAATTACGTATAGTAGATACTAACAGATTGCAAGGTGTTGGTAACTTAGCACAAAGCAAAGTAGCTGATCGATACACAAGACTTCACGGATCAAATAAGCATCGCGTAGGTGGCATGGGCGGATATGATTCCAATTACTACATGCACCAAAATCGTATGCAGCTTTACGCTGATTACGAAATGATGGATAAAGATCCTATTATCAATTCTGCATTAGATATTTATTCAGATGAATCCACATTAGCAGATCAGTTTGGCGACACACTAACGATTCGCGCACAAAACACCAGAGTACAAAAAATACTTTATAATTTATTTTATGATATTTTAAACATTGAATTCAATCTGTGGTCATGGATACGAAACATGACTAAATACGGTGATTTCTTTTTGAAACTGGATATAGCAGAAGAAATTGGTATCATGAATGCCAGACCATTTTCTAGCTACGAAATGGAGCGTTGGGAAGAATATAATGAATCTACCGGTGAGTATGAAATTAAATTCAAAAATGTAGCGTCTGAACAATTAACATATGATGTGTATGAAATTGCACATTTCCGTATGTTGTCTGATTCAAATTTCTTGCCATATGGTAGATCCATGTTGGAAGGAGCACGTAAAGAATTCCAGAAATTGATGATGATGGAAGATGCAATGCTTATACATCGTATAATGCGAGCTCCAGAAAAACGTATCTTTAAAATTGATATTGGAAATATTCCACCGAATGAAGTTGATACATTCATGGAACAGATCATGAACAAAATGAAAAAAATTCCACATATCGATCCAAACACAGGAAATTACAATTTAAGATTCAACATCAACAACATGTTGGAAGATTATTATTTGCCAGTTCGAGGCGGACAATCATCTACACAGATTGACACATTGCCTGGTATGACATTTACCGGAATGGATGATATTGAATACATTAAACACAAAATGATGGCTGCATTGAAAATACCAAAGCCATTTTTAGGGTATGATGAAGGCGTAGAAGGTAAATCCACATTGGCATCCATGGATATTCGTTTTGCCAGAACCATAGAACGTATTCAAAAAATTGTAGTTTCGGAACTAACGAAAATTGCTGTAGTGCATTTATATGCACAAGGGTTTGAAGGAGAAGATTTAGTAGGATTTGAATTAGAATTAACAGCTCCGTCAATTATTTACGATCAGCAAAAAGTTGCATTAATGAATGAAAAAATTACATTAGCTAATGCAATGAAAGACAGTAAATTGGTGTCAGATAAATACATTTATGAGTATATTTTCAATATGTCCGAAGATCAGTGGTTGCAGGAAAGAAACAATGTTATTGAAGATCTCAAGCTTCGTTTCCGACAAAATCAAATTGAACAAGAAGGTAATGATCCTGCACTCACAGGAGTATCATTTGGTACACCACATGATTTAGCAACAGTGCATATGTCTAGCAAAGATGTTGAACAAAAAGATCAAGGAGGTCGACCTCCAGAAGGTATTAAATTCGGTCAACATAAAAATGCACTAGGATGGGATCCGCTAGGAACTAAACAGATCAAACAGGCATTCGATGTTGAAAATCAAAAAACCACATTCCAAGCAGATCCGCGTTTTAGATCCAAAATGGGAGTAGCCCAAACCGAAAACATTGTACGGGGCATGAAGAGTAAACAGATTAGCATTATAACAGAATCTTTGAAATCGCCAAAAGCTGACGATCCGGATACAGGTACACTGTTAGATGAAAACAATATTTTATAATATTAAACATATTTATTTATAAATTTAAGGCATTGAACATCACATGAAGAAACTAAAACATTCAAAATACAAAAATACGGGTATTTTATTTGAAATGTTAGTTAGAAAATTAACTTCAGAAACGTTGTCATCTGATAAATCGGTTACTATAGATATTATCAAAAAATACTTCGGACGTAACACGGAATTATCAAAGGAATTGCAACTATATAACGCACTGTTAAAAGAGCAATTTCGAAGTGAAGCCCAGGCATTGGATTATATACGTACTGTAAAATCAGCACATGAAAAAATAAACGCATCGGTATTGAAACGTCAGAAATACAATCTAGTTAAAGAAATATCAGAAAAGTTTGTGTTTGACAATGTGTCAAAAATACACATCAGCAATTACAAAGTACTGGCTTCTATTAACATGATATTTGAATATGCTGAAACTGATAATCCAAAGCAACTTTTAGAATGTAAAAATGCTATAATTGAAAATGGATTATTAACAGAGCGTGTTAAACCACAAAAAGATCCGGTATTAGAATCATTTCAGTCACAGCCAAAAGAAATGCGTTTATTGACATACAAACTGCTTGTTGATAAATTCAATGAAAAGTATTCTGGATTGGATGAGTCACAAAAGAAACTTCTAAACAAATACATCACACATGTTAATGATACAGCAACACTGCGAGACTATGTGCAGAAAATAATTCCACAAATTAAAAAACAACTTGCTGAATCTGCTAAAACGGTAGATGATCGAGTTATCAAGATTAAAGTCGAAAAGCTATCAGAAATGTTATGCAATGTGGAAAATTTAAAAACAATTAAAGAATCTCACGTACTATCATTGCTTCGTTATTTTGATTTAATTAGAGAATTAAAGGAGGTTCGATGAATTCATTTTTACGTGAAATAGAAAAAAAGTTTCTCGAACTAGAAAATGAAACAGATGTAAATGCTGAAGAAGAGATCGATGAACAAAATGTAACTGGAGCAGTTGCTGGATTTAATACACCAGCTGCATTTGCAAAACCAGGCAAATGGAAAAATAAAAAAGTTGGATATGCATCTGGTGTTGATGAATCAATAAATACACCTCCACAATATTCTTCAAAAGATGAAACATATCAACGACCAGAATCTGAAGAAGAAGAATATGTAGATAAATTTCCATTTGCGATGGATGATGCAGATTGGCAACATAAATCATATGAATATCCATCTAGAGATTTAACTAATAGCCCCGGTACTGCTACTAAGAAACATAAAACATTGCGCGTAGAAGATGTGTTAGAACGAAAATATGAGAAGCTAATCGAAGGATATCGAGATTTTGCTACCGGCGATAAAAACTTGTCACCTGAACGTAAAGTTAAGTCCACTATACAGGAAATTGCAAAAAAACTTCAAGAAATTGAAACTATGGTTAATTATAACAGTAGACTTAAATCAGAGTCCGGTGTAACTAGTTCGGCATATGGACCAAGCACCACAAAGGCATTACAAAAAATATCAGAACGATTAATTAAAATATCAGAGCGAGTACGATCATTAGGAGAATAACATGTCAAAACAACTAATAGTAGAATATATGCCATTTAAGCCAGTTGGTTCGTTAATAGAATCCAATGGTGCTGCATATGGGATACCAGGTGGTTTTGTAGTGCAAGGAGTTTTACAGAGAGCGGGAGCAAAGAACCAAAATGGTAGAATTTACCCAAAACAAATATTGCAACGTGAATGTATGCGATATCAAAAAGAGTATATCGATCAACACAGAGCATTAGGTGAACTAGATCACCCAGAATCATCTGTTGTGAATTTAAACAATGTGTCTCACAATGTATTGAAAATTTGGTGGGATGGTGATGATTTAAAAGGAGCTGTACAGGTTCTAGATACGCCATCTGGTAAGATTCTTAAAGAATTATTTCGAGCAGGAATTACATTAGGAATATCATCTAGGGGACTAGGATCAGTAAAAGAACTTCGAAATGAAGGAGCGGTTGAGGTTCAAGAAGATTTTGAATTAATATGTTGGGATTTCGTATCGAATCCATCTACTCATGGAGCATTTATGCGACCAACCCATATGCATGAATCAGTAAATAAAAACATAAAAACAAACAAATACGCACGAGTACATGATGCAATTACATCAATACTATGTGAAGACGGAAAATGTAGGATATAATATGAATACTCCAAATTTAAAAATGATTCTAGAAACGCTGTTAGATGATCAGCCGAAACCTATGTCTAAAGAAGAAAAAATGTCATTTGTAGAAGCAGTTAAAAACTTTTCTTCATTAGGCGAATCAGTGTATGGTAAAGGCGATATCGATGAGTTAGTAGAACGCGTACATGGCATTGTAGAGCGTGCAGAACGAATCATGACGGAAAGTGATGATTGGTTTTCGGATGTAGCACATAAAAAGAATTTTAAAAGAATTCAAGAAGATTATGCAATGTTTGAAACTACTGCCCGTGAAATGAAACAACTTCAAGAACGATTATCAATGTGTTATGAGAATATCGGTCAGGGCTTGAGTCGATATTATGATGTTAACTAATTTGGATATTGCATAAAAAATACTTATTATAAGGTATAAACAATGAATAAACTTAAAAAAATATATCGAGATTTTTTCGGATTGTCAGAACAGGCAACAAAACAGCATTCAATGTTTTCTGTAACTGACAAGGATGTGCAGAATATGCAAAAAATGGCATCAGCCGCACAACAGGTAAAAAAGGCATTAGGCGAAGAAGAGGAAATGGTAGATGAAGCTCAGCTAGTTAACAACATAACTGATTATCGTGGTGGTGTTGAATATGTGTTGCGCGATCCGGCAATGGCACAGCAAGTAGCAACTGAAATACAAGAATGGGCTGAGAAAAAAGGATTCACTGTAGTTAGTAAAAACGTATCAAAGTCTGGTAAGATTGGATATTTCTATTTTCGTTTAGGACAAGACCCTGCACGAGAATCACAAAGAATTCAAGGATATATAGCACAAAAGCCAGAAGTTAAACATTTTCGATTCAATGTGCGAGGACAACAACAAGCACCAGCAGTAAACCCAAAACCAAGTAAATTTAATCAAAACGAGTTATAATGAGTAAAAAACAAAAGCAACATCAAATGATTTTGCCAGGTTCCGCATTAGGAGTAAATGTGCCTGGAACAACTAGAGAAGATTTAGCAATCGCGTTAAAAACATGGAAACGCAAAGTGAAATCATCCGGAGTGCTAGAAATGGTAAAAGAAAATAAAGAATTTATTAAGCCATGTGTGCGACGCAGAGATGAAAAATCTAAAGCAGTATATATGCAAATGATCCGCGATATGCATAATAAATAAAATTTTAAAATAATTTTCAAATGAGCCCTAGCTAAAAAAGTTAGGGCTTTTTTACTGTTTTTTCAAACAGGTACATATATATTAAAGAATACGCTATCCTTTACTATCTATATAGCGTCACTTTAAAATAAAAAATTCTATTAAGATTCTCAATAATCTTACTTCCAAAAACAAATTTAAGGAGAAAAAAATGGCAAAATCAGATTTGCTAAAACAAGCAATCGCCGATGCAAACGCTGTTAAAGAAACTGCATTAGCAAACGCCAAGATCGCACTTCAAGAAGCTTTCGCTCCAAGAATCCAAAGTATGTTAGGAGAAAAACTACGAATGGAACTTGAAGGAGATGAAGATGAAATGGATGTAACCGCAGATGATACCATGGGTGACATGGGTTCTGAAATGGATATTGACATGGATGCTGATATGGAAGGCGGTATGGGTGACATGGGGGCAGATGTTGGTGATTTATCAATCGACGTTAATCAAGACGGAGAATTTGATGAATTCGATATCATGTCTCGCGAAGAAGTACCAGGCACAGAACAAGAACCAGCAATGGAACCTGAAATGTCTGATGATGAAATGTCGGATGAGTATAACGAAGGTTATATGAATGATGATGACTTAGAATTAGAATCAATTATTCGTGAATTAGAAGGTGATTTGCATGATGATGAAATGATGGCTGACGATGAAGAAATGATGCCAGAAGGAACACATTCAGAAGATGACGAATCGCTAGATGAAGATATTGATGCTATTATCGAAGCAATCCTTCGTGAAGAAGATTATAACACAGAAGGCGATGTTTCTGCAGATGACGAAGATGGTACAGCAAAGGTTCATGATGAATTGGCTGAAGCAAAATCAGAACTAGATGAAGCTTATCGCACAGTTAAGAAACTTACTGGCATTATTAATGAAGTTAATCTTTTGAACGCAAAACTTCTTTACACAAACAAATTGTTCCGCAATTTTGAGTTATCCGAAGGTCAGAAAATGAAAGTGATTGAAAACTTTGATCGAGCAGGAAACACAAGAGAAGTAAAATTAGTATTTAGCACGTTAGCAGAATCATTCAAACGTCCAGCTACTAAGAAGCGTGTAGTAAAAGAGTCTTATGCATCTAAAGCAGTTGCAACTACGGCTCCTAAATCTGCTCCAATTCTTAATGAAGGATTTGAATTAGCTAACAGATGGAAAAAATTAGCAGGATTGCTATAACATTAAAAAAAAGGAAACAAAGAAATGTCAATTTCAAATTTATTACAAACAAATGACTTCGTTCAAAGAAATGCAGCAAAATCGCTAGTAACGAAGTGGGAAAAGACCGGTCTACTTGAAGGTCTTCGCGGAGAAACAGAAAAAGCTGGTATGGCGCAATTGCTTGAAAACCAAGCACGTCAGCTAGTAAAAGAAGCAACTGCAACAGGTACAGCAGCAGGATCTGAAGAATGGGCTGGTGTAGCTCTTCCTTTGGTTCGTCGTATCTTTGCTGAGTTTGCAGCAAAAGAATTCGTATCAGTTCAGCCAATGAACTTGCCATCAGGACTTATCTTCTATCTAGATTTTAAGTATGGTACAGCTCAACCAGGATTTGATGATGATAACCTAAACAGATCAGGTTTACCATTTGGTTCAACAAATGCAGATGACTCTATGTTCGGTGTTACTTCTGATTCAGGTGATCCTACAGGTGGTCTTTACGGAGCAGGTCGTTTCGGATATTCAATTAACAACGTTACTACATCGAATCTTTCGGCAGTAGCAACAACTGCTTCAATTACAGATGCAGCTGATGTTAATTATGATTCTGATTATTCTGCATCTCTATCTTCTTACAAGAAAGTAACAATTGCACTTCCAACTGATGCTGATTTGTATGCAGTTAGATCATTTACATTCTTGTCTGGTTCAACTGAGGTAGTACCGGTACAAGCATTCTCTAAGATTGCATCTACTTACACTGCATCATTCGTTTTGCCAACAGCCGATGCTGATAAGATCTTCGCAGCTAAATCAGCTTCTGCATTGTATGTTCAGTACAGCAAGCAGCCGACTGATATCACTCGTGGTGATTTTGAAGATAAGAATCCATTCAAAGGATCATCTGCTAATACTGGTGTAAATACTGGTATTGATATTGATATCCCAGAAATCAACCTTGAAATGCAATCTGAGCCAATCGTTGCTAAGACTCGTAAGTTGAAAGCAGTTTGGACTCCTGAATTTGCTCAAGACCTTAACGCTTACCATTCAATCGATGCTGAAGCTGAATTGACTTCAATGCTTTCTGAGTATGTATCAATGGAAATCGATCTTGAGATCCTTGATATGTTGATCGCAGCAGCACCGACAACTGAGTATTGGTCAGCTAAGAATAACAACATCTGGAATGGTGGTGGATTTACGCAGCAAACAGCAACAGGTGACGGATTCTATAATACACAGGGTGGATGGTTCCAAACTCTTGGTACTAAGCTTCAGAAAGTAAGTAACAAGATTCACCAGAAGACACTTCGTGGTGGTGCTAACTTCCTTGTGACATCTCCTGCAGTTGCAACTATCCTTGAGTCTATCCCAGGATTTGCAGCAGATACAGATGGAACTAAAATGGAATTTGCGGCTGGTGTACAGAAGATTGGTGCAATCAATAACCGTTACACAGTTTACAAGAACCCATACATGAAAGAGAACGTAATCCTTATGGGATTCCGTGGAGCACAGTTCCTAGAAACAGGAGCAGTATTCTCTCCATATGTTCCACTTATCATGACTCCACTTGTATATGATCCGGTTAACTTCACTCCACGTAAAGGTGTCATGACACGTTACGCGAAGAAAGTAGTTCGTCCAGAATTCTACGGAAAAGTATACGTACACGGATTAAACACTCTTTAATCAAATTAACTAATTAACCATTAGGATGAGAATAGGGGGGGCTTCGGCTCTCCCTTTCTTACTGTTTGAATATTTATATAAAAAGAATATTATGGCAGTACCTAGAAACAAATACTCAATGCAAGTCATTATTCGTTATGATGGACGACTCGTAGATGTTTTAGACCGAATTCGTGCAATTCGTTTAGTATTAATGGTTCATATCGAACGTGATTTGGGACCGGATAAAGAATTAGTAACTATTAAAGTAATGACTCCATATCCGCCACATGATACATTTCGAGCTATTCGTCAAATGTGTTTAGGTAAAATTGAAACACTTAAAGACATGATGTTGCAACAAACAACGCTTACCAAGTTACAATAATTAGTTACAAACAAGGAATTTATGACAACAAACAAAGAAAAAACACCTCCTAAGAATGACATTAAATTTTCAATTACATTGTCAGATGAACAAAAAGAAGCAAAATCAAAAATCCTACAAACGCCGTTTAATTTTATATTAGGTAAAGCCGGATCTGGAAAAACATTGTTAGCAGTTCAAATTGCATTGGATATGTTTTTTAAACGACAAATCAACAAAATTATCATAACACGTCCTACGGTTTCAAACGAAGACAACGGATTCTTGCCAGGTTCACTTAATGAAAAACTTGAACCATGGTTAGTACCAATTCGTAGCAATATGCGTAAAGTTTATAACAAACCTGAACTGCTAGAGAAAATGGAAAAAGAAGAAAACATTGAATTAGTTTCATTGGCACACTTCCGCGGTCGCACATTTGATAATGCAGTTTGCATAGTAGATGAGTTTCAAAACTTAACAAAACAGCAGTTGCAAATGGTTTTAACTAGGTTAGGTAAAGATAGCATCATGATATTAACAGGCGATCGTTATCAGGTAGATTTAAAATTTAATAATGATTCAGCTGTGCATGAAGTGCCGAAATTAAAACCATCGCGTTGGGTGAATGAAATCATTTTAACAGATAACCATCGTCATGAAGCTTTAGAAGAAATTTTAAACCTTCTAAATGAAAAATATTGATATTTATATTTAAAAAGGAGAAATAATGGATTACTCAGAAAATAGACCGATTTGGCCGGGGTCATCATCATTTACGACGGGATCAACACCATTCGGATTTTTTGACGCAGACACATTATTTCAACAGCATTCGGACCGATTTGCTGAGTTTGCTGCAAACATGGTCGGATATCCAATCATGGATGTGGAACTGCTTGATGTGAATTTTTATACGGCATTTGAATCTGCCATCATGGAATATTCTAATCAAGTTAATCAGATTAATATTGTGAATAACCTGATTAATACATTAGGTGTTCAGACTGGTTCGAGTTATTTAACAGGTGGTACACTAACTGGCGCAAATGTCGGGCAATCACTTGGATACATTACTAAACTATCAAAAGCATATGGTACAGAAGCTGATAGTGGAGGCGATGTTAAATGGCGTAAAGCGGTGATTGATATTACTCCTGGCCAGCAAACATACAGCATTCGCCAAGCAGTATCTGCATCATTAGCCGAAGCTTCCATGTCGCTATCTAACAGTAGTTCAATTGAAGTTCGCAGAGTGATACACAATGCACCTCCAGCAATTGTAAGATATTTTGATCCATTCGTTGGAACAGGTCTAGGTTCACAGCAATTACTTGATTCATTTAACTTTGGTGGGTTCTCTCCATCCGTTAGTTTCATGATGATGCCAATACATGCAGATTTATTGAGATTGCAATCAATTGAATTTAACGACCAAATACGTAAGTCTCACTATACATTTGAAATACATGGTGATAACATTTCATTTTGGCCTATACCATCGTCCCCATCTGGTTCTGTGCCAGCTGCTGCGATTTATTACAACAAGGTTTGGATTGATTATTTATTCGAAGAAGAAAAAAGTCAACAAGCAATTTTATTTGGTAATACCGCACTTTTAAACGGTGTTGTAAGTGACGCATCTAATATACCATATACGTATCAAAACTACGGGACAATTAATGATATGGGGCGTACTTGGATATTTAAATACGGAGTAGCACTTGTCAAAGAAACATTGGGATATGTTCGTAGTAAATACTCATCTATACCAATACCAAATGCTGAAGTAACACTAAATGGTGCAGAATTAGTATCACAAGGTAAATCAGAACAAGATGCATTAATAACACAGCTTCGAGAGTTTTTGGATAAACTAACAAAAGAAGCCATGTTAACTAGACAAAATGCAGAAGCAACACAAATGTCTGAAATATTAGGCAAGGTTCCGTTAAAAATTTATGTTGGATAGGAGTAAAATATGGCACTATTTGGGGGTAAACGGGACGCTAGATTTTTAGCTTCTATCAACAGAGAATTATTAAATGCGATTGTAGATACTGAAATTGAATTTTATAAATTAATCGTAGATGCTAGTAATTCTAACATGTATGGTGAATCTGATTCAAAATCTTATTATGATTCTATTTTAATTCCTTGCCTAGTAACCAAGGAAGGTAAAACAGCAAATATGGATGACTACGGTCATAGTTATACACGAACAGCTCAGTTTGCAATTTCCCGGGATGTTTTAGAGCGAGCCGCTTTTTATCCAGAAGTTGGAGATATTATTTTCTGGGACAATGAATACTATGAAGTTGATAATACAGATGCGAATCAGTATTTTGTAGGAAAAAATCCAGACACGTGGCCTAATGGTAGCGAGCATGGATACAGTGTGTCTGTTTTATGTGATACTCATGCAACTCGTCAAACGCCACAAGGAATTAAAAATATTCGCCATGGTGGTAACAATAATTTTGGATATAAGAAATAATGCCTAGATATAATCGTGAAAATATAGACAGAAAAACCAATAAACCAAATCCACGTCGTACGGAAGGTTTAACGGATGATGAACTATTAAACAGAGCATTGCAAACTAGACGAGATGATGATGTAATACGATCAGCTAAGCGCACACTGTATGATATTGATTTTGCAATTAAATGGTACATTGACAATGAGATACAGCCACAAATAACTTCTAACGACACAGTAACGCCAGTCCCGGTTATTTTTGCTAACGGAGAAAAATGGGACAATGTACGACGGTTAGGCTATTTGCGAGATGAGAAAGGAATGTTACAGTCACCACTCATCATGTTGAAACGAAACAGTGCAGTGGAACGAGATAATGTTAGAACCTTGGATGTTAATCGTCAGCCAGATGCAAACCGATTAATATACAAACAGTCGTATAATTCCAGAAATCGTTACGAAGATACACTGTTCCCAATTCCTATAAACCAACCGGTTGATTCAGAAAAAATATATGTGATAGACATACCAAAATACATGGTTATTGAATATGACATGATGTTGTGGTGTGATTTTACCACACAGATGAATGACTTGATTGATCAAATTTTACCATATGGTCGTTACTTGTGGGGCAATGAAGAAAATCGGTTTGAAACTGCAATTGGTCAAACATCGTTTGAAACAGTTAATACGATTGGCGAAGATCGTTTGGTTCGTGCCACAATACCACTAACGGTGCATGGAACATTGATGTCAGAGCAAGAATCCAGAATCTCAACCATCAAGAAAATGTATTCTATCAAGAAAGTACGGTTTGACACGATTATAGATCTTGATACAGACATATTCAGCACAACCACTGTGCCAGTTGCATTGCTACAAGTATCACAACAAATATTTAGTGGAGGTGTAGCCCAAACTACCGGCGGACCAGTAATCACTGCCGAGATAATGACTTATCTAGTAACCATGACAGACAAGCAAGCCGCATATACTAACACAACCACAGTAACAGTTACTGGAGTAGCCGCGATGAATCCACATACTGGATTAGCTGCAACTAAAAATGAATTCAACGTGTATATAAACGGCCAATATATTGATAAACCAGCATATACATGGACGCCTACCTTATCTACCACACAAACTATCGTGTTCGATACCACCATATTAGGATATACCATAGATTCTACGGATGTGGTAATTATTAGTGGAAGGTGGGCATAATGAGACAGTTTAAACCAGGGCAATTACAGACAGGTTCTTTATATAATATTTCTGCTAGTTATGCTTTAACTGCATCCTCGGTATCTGGTACCATACCTAGTTCATCATATGCAATCACAGCATCATTTGCATTAAGTGCAGCAACTGCATCTTATTATCAAGAAACAGATCCGGTGTTTGTAGCTAAATCAGGTTCATTTGCAACAACTGGTTCAAATACATTCAAAGGTAATCAAACTATAGATGGCAATATAACAGTCAATGGAACGGCATCTGTCGCACTATTATATACCACATATCAGACATCATCTATAATATACACATCAGGCTCAACAAAGTTTGGAGATACCGCAGATGACACACACCAATTCACCGGATCTTTGTTTGTTAGCATTGGTAGCACATTACCGGTATTAGATACCAGCACGTATCAGCTTACCTACCAGGATTTGTTATCAGTAAATTGGGCTACAAATCAGTTGTATAGGTCGGATGGATTTTTGTATCCAAACGTTGTAAGCTTAGACTGGTCTGCAGGTAAAACATATGATGCTAATTCGATCGAATCTATAGATTGGACACTAAAAACTTTGAGTTCACTATACGGCGGAACGAGCTTAAATTGGGAGGGACGAAATTTAATAGGCACAGACGGAACAACTACCGTATTAAACTGGGATACAAAAGAATTAATATCCACCGGCAACCGTGTTAGTATAGATTGGGAAAACAGAGAGTTGGTTGGTAGTGATGGATTAACACACATCCTGAATTGGAACAACACAGCATCCGCTTGGTTTTCTGGATCCGTTGCTGGTACTGCCTCTTGGGCAAGAAATGCCATCACATCCAGTTATTCATTATTCGCATTAAGTTCATCTTACACACAAACTGCTTCATACTACGCAGAAACAGATCCTATATTTGTTGCTAAATCCGGATCATTTGCTACGACCGGTTCAAACATATTCAAAGGTAATCAAACTATAGATGGCAATATAACAGTCAATGGAACGGCATCTGTCGCACTATTATATACCACATATCAGAC